CAAGTGGTGGTTCAATGAAAAAAGAATTGGCAAGTGGTGGTTCAGTTCAAAAAGGACAACCATATATGGTAGGTGAAAGAGGTGCTGAATTATTTGTACCTAACCAATCTGGACAGATACAACAATCTGCTAGAGGAACTGGTGGTGGAAGTACAACAGTTAATTTTAATATCAATACAGTAGATGCTAGAGGATTTAACGAACTACTAACTCAAAGTAGAGGAACAATAACTCAATTAATTAATCAAGCTGTTAATGAGAGAGGTGCGAAAAGTATTATATAATGTCAGGTGCTTTTCCTATATCAACTGCAAAATTTGGAACTTTAGGAATAAAGTCAATTCAAAATACTATTATATCTAAATCAATATCAGGTAAAAGATTAGTTAGACAAATAGATAATCAAAGATGGTCATTTTCAGTTCAAATTATTACTGGCAAAAGATCAGATGTCTATGGAGAGTTAATGGCTTTTATAATTAAACAAAGAGGTCAAAAAGAAACCTTTACAATTATCCCACCAGAAGTTGAAGATGCTAGAGGTAATGAAGATGGAACAGTATTAATAGATGGAGTTCACGCAGTAGGAGATACTACAATATTAATGAATGGCTTTGGTGCAGATGGTGCTGGAAGATTTAAAGCTGGAGATTTCTTAAAGTTTGCTTCTCATTCTAAAGTTTATATGGTTGTAGCAGATGTAACCAGTTCAAGTAATGCAGCAACAGTTACAATAGAACCACCTTTACTTATAGCACTAGCAAATGATTCAGTAGTTACTTATGACAATGTTCCTTTTACAGTAGCACTAACAACTGATGTTCAAGAGTTTGGAGTATCAGGTGCAGATAAAGATGGAAATTTATATTACGAATACCAATTTGATGTTGAAGAAGCCTTATAGATGAAATATAAAGTCAAGTATTGGATTAGTGTTGATTTCTTGGCAGAAGAAATAATTGAAGCTGATGATTTTAATTCTCAATCTTTTAATAGAGGTAAATATAGTGACCCATCTAAAAATGCTAATTATATTGTTAATGATAAAATTAAAGTAACTAGAAGAACATTCGAGGAATATGACGAGAAGCCTGACAACAGCATTAAAGAACGAATTAGCGACTAATGATATTAGACCATTCCATCTTATTACAATCGGTTTTGGTACTCCTATTAATATTACAGATTGTTCATTTCCATTAACATCATCAATATCAGGTAGTGCAATTACTTATTTAACAAGTGATTTTATATTAGGTTTTTCTAATTTTACAGAACAAGCAGATGTAACTAAATCAAGTTTAACAATATCTTTATCAGGTGCAGACCAAACATTTATTTCAGTTTGTTTATCAGAGAATGTAGTTAATGATGCTGTAACTATTTACAGAGGTTTATTAGCTGATGATAATTCTATTATTGCAGACCCATTTCTTTTATATTCAGGCAACATAGAAAGTTTTTCTATTAATGAATCTGAAACAACTAGCACAGTTAATATATCAGTAGTATCTCATTGGGCAGACTTTGATAAAAAGAATGGTAGAAAAACAAACAACACTTCACAACAAAGATTTTTTAGTACAGATGTAGGAATGGATTTTAGTTCTGAAACAGTACAAGATATTAAGTGGGGTAGATCATAATGGGTTTCTTTAGTAGTGTAGTCAGTTGGGCAGTTAAATCAGCTTTCAGTTTAAATCCTGTTACTGCATTAGTTGTAAGTATTGGAATAGCTTGGTTAATGCGACCTAAAGTTCCTGAACAACCAGATTTTGGTACTAATGACTTTGATAATTACGAAAAAGGAATCTTATTAAATAAACAATCTAATGACGCAAACATTCCTGTAATTTATGGAGAAAGAATGATTGGTGGAACTAGAGTATTTTTAGAAACTTCTGGTACAGATAATGAATTTTTATACATGGCTATAATTTTATCAGAGGGAGAGATAAACGATATAACTTCAATTAATATAGATGAAAAAACAGTTACATGGTCAGGCGATCTAACAGATAATACACAAGTTACAGTTAATACTTCTGATTCTAATTTTTATAAAGATTCTACAAGTTTAATTACAGTTGAACCACATTATGGAACTGATGGACAAGCAGCATCAAGTTTATTATCAGGATTAGATAATTGGGGAAGTAATCATAAACTATCAGGGCTTTCTTATTTAGCTTTAAAGTTTAAATGGAATCAAGACGCATTTACTGGAGTTCCTAAAGTTCAATCAATAGTACAAGGTAAAAAAGTAGTAGCTTATAATTCAAGTTCTGTTGCACAAACTGCTACTTATTCAAATAACCCATCATGGTGTTTATTAGATTATTTAACTAATACAAGATATGGAAAAGGCTTACCAATAGGAAATATTGATATACCAAGTTTTTATACTGCATCAGGAATTTGTGATACAGAGGTTACAGCTTATGGTTCAACTACAATAGATGTAATGGATTGTAATGCGATTATAGATACATCAAGTCCAGTTATAGATAATGTAAGAGAATTTTTAAAAGGTTCAAGAGGGTATCTTCCTTATGTTAGTGGAAAATATAAATTAATTATTGAAACAACAGGTTCATCATCAATTACAATTACAGAAGATGATATTATTGGTGGTTATACTTTAGCAAGTCCAACTAAAAATTCAAAATACAATAGAGTAATTATTTCTTATGTTAATCCAGATAGAAATTATCAAGTTGATGAAGTACAATTTCCTGAAATAGACGATAGTAGTTATTCAGCAGAAGATAAACACGCAGCTATGAAAACTGTTGATGGTGAATTTTTATTAGAGGGAAGATTTGATATGAAAACAATTACAAGTCCATATCAAGCATTAGAACTAGCAGAAGTTATATTAAGAAGATCAAGAGAAGCATTAGGCTTAACAATCAATGTTAGTTTTAGTGCTTATGATATAGCAATAGGAGATATATTAGGAGTAACACATTCTAGTTTAGGATTTAGCAATAAACAATTTAGAGTATTAGGAATTAATTTTAATGAAGATTTTACATTAGGTTTAGACTTAATGGAACATCAAGATTCTCATTATACATGGGCTACAAAAACACAAGTAGCAGCAACACCTAGTACAAATTTACCTAACCCATTTACTATCCAACCACCAGCAAGTGTTACATTAGATGATGAATTAATTGAATATAATGATGGAACTGTAATTGTAGCTTTAAATGTAACTGTAGGTGCTAGTACAGATAGTTTTGTGGACTACTATCAAGTGGAATACAAATTAAGTACAGAATCAGATTATATTATATATGCACAAGGTTCAGGATTAAAACATAGAGTCTTAAATGTAATAGATCAAAGAATTTATAACGTAAGGGTTAAAGCTGTAAATACTTTAGGAGTTAGTTCAACTTATGTAACGACAACAAGAACTATAATTGGTGCTATTGCACCACCTAGTGATGTTGAAGATTTTTCTTGTAATATTTTAGGACAAGAAGCACACTTATCATGGAGACAAGTACCAGATTTAGATTTAGCTTATTATCAAATTAGATATTCTTCTTTAACAAATGGAAATGGAGATTGGGCAAACTCGGTATCTTTAGTTGAAAAAGTATCAAGACCAGCAACTTCAATAAATGTACCAGCAAGAGTAGGAACTTATTTAATTAAAGCAGTTGATAAACTAGGAAACTTTAGTTCTAACGAAACAGCTATTATTTCTAATGTTGTAAGTGTTTTAAATTTTAACGCAGTAGCCAGTCAATCAGAACACCCTGATTTTTTAGGAACATTTACAAATACAATAAAAATGGATAGCACTATTCAACTAGATTCATCAGAATTATTTGATTCAGCAAGTGGAAATTTTGATACAGAAACAACTAGATTTTTTGATTCTGGTGTTGCTAATGCAGATTTTTATGCAAGTGGTAATTATTTATTTGCAGATGTCATTGATATAGGTGCTAAACATACTGCAAGATTAACAGCTACTCTAAAACAAACTTCTAATAACCCAGACGATTTATTTGATAATAGATCAGGATTATTTGATGTAGCTTCTTCTAATTTTGATGGAGATACACCATCTAATTCTAATGCTCATATTGAGATTGCAACAAGTGATGATAACTCTACTTACACAGCTTTTCAAAACTTTGTAATTGGAGAATATACTGCTAGATATTTTAAATTTAGAGTAATCTTAACTTCAAGTGATTTAGCTTCAACTCCTGTTGTAGAAGAAGTATCGGTTACAATAGATATGCCTGATAGAATATTTAGTGGTAATGATATAACTTCTGGTGCAGCTGTTAAAACTGTAACATTTACAAACCCTTATAAATCTGTTAATTATGCAGTTGGAATTACAGGAGAAAATATGGCAACTGGAGATTTTTTTATTATAGAATCAAAAACAATCAATGGTTTTAATGTAACATTTAAAAATTCAAGTGGAACAGCAGTATCTAAAACATTTGATTATATTGCAAAAGGGTACTAAAAAGGATATAAGAAATTATTATGAGCCAACACGATTACACAATAGACAACCAATCATTTCCCTCATTCAGAACAGACTTAAATAATGCTCTTTCTGCTATTAACTCAACCAATTCAGGTTCTTCAAGACCTAGTTCTGCTGTCGCTGGAACTATTTGGTTAGATACATCTGGTGTTGCAACATCTCAACTTTTAAAATTATATGATGGTGCTGATGATATTCTTTTAGGAACTGTTAATTTTACAGCTAATACAGTTGATTGGACAGATTCAGCAATTACTCTTGGTGCAAATTCTGTTGATTCAGACCAATATGTAGATGGAAGTATTGATACTATTCATATTGGAGATTCTCAAATTACAGTTGGAAAAATGGCAACTAACTCTGTAGATAGTGATCAATATGTTGATGGTTCAATAGATACAGCACACATAGCTGATAGTACAGTTTCTCTTGCTAAACTTACAGCTACTGGAACTAAAGATGCTACAACTTTTTTAAGAGGAGATAATACTTTTGCAGCAGCTGGTGGTGGTGGTAAAGTTTTACAAGTTGTTTCAGTTAATAAAACAGATACATTTTCTTCTAGTTCAACATCTTTTACTGATATTACTGGATTAACAGCAACTATAACACCTAGTGCAACATCAAGTAAAATTTTAGTTAATGTTTCTATATATGCTGGTGGAGATGGTGGTGCAAGATATGGTTATAAACTTGTTAGAGTAAGTACAGATATTTCATTAGGAGATGCAGCTAGTAGCAGAACAAGGTCTACTGCAGCTGGTCTTAGCACAGATGGTCAAAGTATAGTAAGTCAACCTATTGTATTTTTAGATAGTCCATCAAGCACATCTTCAACAACTTACAAAATACAAGGTAGATCAGAATCTGGTAATAATTTTATGGTAAATAGAAGTTCAACAGACACAGATAGTGCCAATGTTTTTAGATTACCATCAACTATAACTTTAATTGAAATCGGAGTATAATATGACAGATATTATTAAAGCAATAAAAGCAATTAATCCAGACGCAGAAGTTTCAGTTAATGGAGAAGATTATAAACAAATTACTTGGCATAATGGAACAGCAGTAATTTCCAAATCAGATATTGTTGCTAAACAAGCAGAACTTCAAACAGCTTATGATGCTAAACAATACCAAAGAGATAGAGTTTATCCTAGCATTGGAGAACAACTTGATATGCAGTATTGGGATAATGTTAATGGTACTACTACTTGGAAAGACGCAGTAGCTAAAGTTAAATTAGATAATCCTAAATAATAAAATTAAACAACTTTCATAAGGAGTTTTAAATGCAACTTTCAAAACACTTTAAATTAGAAGAATTTGAAAAGTCATCTACTGCAATTAGG